TGGTTAACATTCCTGCGGATGCAGTTGCCTTGTGGCATACTCACCCTCATGGTTGTGCAAACTTATCAGTTGAGGACTACCATAACTTTCAGAGTCACCCTCAGTATTTACATATTATTGTGGGTCAACGCGAAGTCGCTTACTACTATGTTGACACAGATGGTTCTGTTTTAAGGGGAGACGACCATGTTGGTTAAACTGATTCTGACAGGTTATTTGAAAGATTTTGTGGCTAAAGGTGAAATTCTTGTTGACGCTTTTAACGCTCGCGATGCTTTGATGAAAGCAGGGAATTATTTACCTAAAGGAGCAACTCATCAAGTCAAAGTGGTGGAGTTACCTTGTGTAGATTCTCTGCAAGAAAACCCTGAAGTTTTAACTATTCAGCCTCTTTATCAAGGCAGTGGCGGAAGCAATAAAAAAGCTGGAGGCATTCAAATAGCTTTGGGTATTCTCCTTGTGGCTTTCTCAGGGGGGATTGCAGCAGGCTTGGGTTTAACTAAGGGAGCTGTGATCTTAACAGGCGCACAACTTATCCTTGGTGGAGCCTTACAGCTTTTGCAAAAGTCTCCAAAGGCAGACCCGATACAAGGAGATAAAAAGAGTCGATTTATTAATGGGGACAAGAACACGGTTAAAGAGGGAACACCGATTCCTTTGATTTATGGTCGTCAAAAAGTTTATCCTCATGTAGTATCATTCAACATTGACTCAGATGATTATAACCCTGATTTGGAGACTTAAATGAGCAAGTATCAAGGCTCAGGGGGTCAAAAACCTAGAACCCCTACCATTACTAATGACAATCTATTCTCCAAAGATAAAGTCGAGTTGCTCCTTGGCGTTGGCGAGGGTGAGATATTTGGCTTAGAAGATGGGTTTAAGTCGTTCTTTGCAGGGGAAGTGCCTTTATTAGATAAAGATGGGAACGATAACTTACGAGATTTAGACTCTCAAGAGTTTAAGGGACTACCTACGGCTGAAACTGTTACTTTCGCCCTTGGCGGTGAAAGCTCTACGCAATCAGTAGGCGTAAACATACTGCAGAAAACACCTGTTGTCCGTTATACTCCTGAGCATTATCGGGGACGGATGACGAAACTAGATGTGCGAATTAATATCGCTCAACTCTATTATGAAGACGGGGATGGTAACGTTTTAAATAATACAGCCGAGTTTCGTATTGAGTATAAAACAGCACGAGGAGCAGACCCGTGGGTGGTTTTAGATTTTAGTAATGCGAGTCCCATAAGCTTTCCTGACCTTAGTGGCATCACTTTTGCCGTTGCCACTCACACGGATGGGAAAAATAAGTATCAACTGACAGGTAAAACAGGTCAGGGTTTCGTTATTGACTTTAGAACAACAGTGCCAACTTTAACAAATGATGACTACATCATTCGCGTGACTAAGTTCAATGCGGATACCAATACTTCTGCGACAATTAAGACCGCTTGCGACATTATCTTTGACAGTTACCAAATTGTTAACGAAGCCACTCGCAGTTTTACAAATACCGCTTTAATTCACCTAATTGGCCGAGCAAGCGACCAATTCAGTTCCCTACCTGACTTCTACGGTATCTTCAAAGGACTATTAACTCCTGTCCCTAGTAATCGTGTCGAAGCTGCTGTCGGCAATGCTTGTTACCCTACGGCTTGGAACGGCACATTAACCCCTCAATGGCATAGTAATCCAGCGTGGGTCTTGTATGACCTGTTAAACCACCCTCGCTACGGTATGAGACGTTATGCTCCTAGCTTAAATATCTACACGCAAGATTTTTATGACGTGGGTGTTTACTGTGACCAAGCCGTTCAAAATAGTTTCGGCAGTGGTGAAGAAAAACGCTACACCATGAACTTACTCTTGGCCGAGAATCAAGGGGGGTGGGAGACCTTAGAGAACTTAGCAGGGTCGTTTGACTCAGTGTTATATGATGACGGTGAGGGAAATATTCGTTTGAAAGTTGACCGTTGGGTTGAACCACGTCTGTTGTTTACCCCTGAAGCAGTGACTGCCGAAGGTTTTAACTACAGCTTTACTGATGTGACTACTTGGTACAATAGTGCTACCGTCAGCTTTACTAATCCCGAACGTGGGTGGCAAGAAAGCCGCGTCAAGGTCGTCAATCAAGATGCTATCGACCAAAACGGTGAAATACCTTTAGACTTTGTGGCAGTCGGTTGTATCAGCGAAAGTGAAGCTACTCGCAGAGCAAGAGCAAGGTTACTGACGGCTAACAATGAAAAAATCATTGTTAGTTTTACAACAACTCGTTTAGGTTTAGTCGTTGACCCTTTAGAGATCATTTACTTGGCAGACCCTCTGTTGGGTTGGGGTAAGACAGGTCGTATTTCCCACACGGCAGGTTTATTAGTTTATTTACGAGACCCGATTGACTTAGCCTTGTCCGCAACAACAGACTTTGTTATTCAAACGACAACAGGTTTATTTCAAAGTAAAGTTACACAGGTTGACCCTGATGGACGTATCTTGCAAGTAGTAACAAATACAGCCGCGTTTTTAGCCGCAGACTTGCCTGAGTTCGCTCAATTCAGCATCGGTGACGCTGCTTTCAAAGATAATTTAGTAAAGCCTTTCCGCATCACTGCTATTGAACCGTCACGCGATTACAACACGTTCCAGATAACTGCCTTAGAAGTCAGCAAAGAGAAGTACGATGTTGTCGGCAATGACCAAGACATTAGCATTGCCATTGATACTGACCGTTACTTTAACTTGAACTTAAGACAGTTGTTTGAGGACAGAGGTTATTCTACAGATAAGGTGTATAACAGCGTCACTTTTACATTTGATGGAAGTCAAGAGAAAGCACAAAACTCTTTCTTGTTGATCTGTGGCTCAACAACCTCTGAATATGGTTTAACTATTGGTGATTGGACAGGTTTATTACCTGTTGGTGTTAAGCCAAAGTTAGTGTTCAAAGGCAACGTCAAAATCATGGGTCGGGGTGGCAAGGGCGGAGATGGTGGGTATGCTTACTTTGAGGCTCCTGATGGAAACGGGTATCAAGCAACTGTTAGATTGGGAAGGGGAGAAAACGGCCAAAACGGTGGTAATGGTTTATTTTTAGATTACCCTGTAGATATTCAACTTGAGAGTGGGGCTGATGTAGAACTACTAGGAGGATACGGGGGAGGTAGAGGTGAGAGAGGCAGACTACTAGCTAAGAATAAGCAGTTTGCTTCTTATAGTGGAGACTCTTGGTATGACCCATACTGGTTTAACAATGATACTTCTACTTATCCGAGAGTAGAGGACCCCAGTGGTAATCAGAGTATATCAGGTATTTTAAGTGTTGAAGGAGTGGAAACTATGTTTTCCGCTTGGCAAGCTAACATAGCTGTCCCTGCTAGTGGAGGTAGTGGCGGTTGGCCTTTTGGTGCCGCAGGAGATTCAGGATACTTAACTTCTACAGCTCAATCGGGTTGGGTGATCGTTCCAAACACTGTTAAACCCACCCCTAATGGGGTTTCTGCTACAAAAACTGAAAGAGGTACACGTCAGAACACTCAAAGCTACTCTTTACCAAGTAGTTCAGCTTCCATTGTATCAGGAGTAGGGGCGGCAGGAGAGCCTGAAGCAGTTTTAGACTTTCCTCTACAACCTCAAAGTTATGGGGTGGGAGAGGAAGTTTTAGATTTTTACAACACCTCAGCACTTGCCTTAAATCAAGGTAATCAAGGCATCGGCGTTGTCAATCACGCTAACTTAAACATTGCTTCACTTGGAGCAGGGTCAGTATTGACCTATAATACAATTTCGGGTTACACCACTTTAACGGGCTAATAACATGACTCTTAAATCAGGAAAAGTTTATAGCGACATCGGTACACCAAGTAATACTTATGGTGTTGACGGTGATATCTATATGCAGTTAGATGAGTTGAAAACAACCTATCGAAAAGAAGGTGCTGTTTGGGTTGCTGTCGGCAGCAGTTTAGGAGCAATCCCTGAATTTATTTCAGGTACAGGCACACCAAGTGGTTTACTCGGAGCTGACGATCAATACTATCGTAATGTGGAAAACCAAGATATTTACTACAAAAGCGGTGGCACTTGGAGCTTAATTGGTAACTTGCAGGGTTTAGCGTTTCAAGCTTTACTCATTCAACACGGTATCGGCAAAGACTTAGGCACTGCCCCAAACAATATTAATAGTACTTCCTATAACTTAGACACTCTATTTACAGCAGGAGCTTATTCTTTCGGCTTGGATACTTTAGGTACTAAGCCAGCAGGGATTACCGAGGGCATTATCACGGTCAGTCGTGAAAGCGATGATTTTGTTTATCAGGTTATTCAGGACAAAGCA